ATTAGATGGTCTTGGGATAGAATGGGCGGTAGTGCTGCTGTATATCTGTTCAGGGCTTATAGTAAAGTCCTTCTTTCAGGGCAAGATAACAATCCCTTTCACGAAGAGAAACATCACCGATGCGTGGCGTGTATTAATCTTAGGAAGTATTGTCGTTGCGGTGTATGTGCTTATAGAGTACAGATACCCAAACGAGTTTACAAGAATGACTTTAAAGAAGTTGTTTGTCAGCTATATCTTTACAACAAGTTTTTATGAGTTAGTGCTTAAAGACACTGTTGCAGCGTGGATAGTTGGCTTATTTGAAAAGATTAAGGTAAAAAAGAACAATGACGATAAACCGGTAGAGTAAACTTTCAGGATTTGGCTACGTTAAGGCGATATACGAGTGATATACTTTCTATCCTTTCGAGGTTCAAATACAACAGGGATTCGAGGATAAGCGAACTTTTTGTTGCTAATCTTATAGGTGATTACCGTTCAAAGGAGATACGTGATAGCGCATCTCGCAATAATAATGAAACAGACTTCTCTTCATGGCAGACACTTGGCGTAGTCAAGGCTACGCAGGTGTCGTCAGTTGACGACCCTACTCTTATGGGGTCATGTAAGAACATGGGAAAGATAACCGTTCCAACGCCAATATATCTTCCCGGAAACTGCGGTGTGCAGTTGTTTACCCCATCGGGAGAAGGACAGTACCATGAAGTGTCAATGTCACAGTTTATGGCAATGCCTAAAGACTACCTTCATAGCCCGTTTCGTTATTTCTATCGTGTAGGTAACAGTGTTTATTTCTCTTACGACAAGTATGTAAAGCCTTTTATCTTACTCGACAACCCTATGGATGGCTATGTTTTCAATACAGGGGATATTGCATCGGGGGATTTGATTTATAACACAGATTATACCGTTGCGGAGTCGTATGTAGTTGAAAGCGGCACTATCGTCCATGATGGCACAACTTATAGTGCAGGGAATGTGTTTGTAGCTACACGACCAGACTATACAGGTACAGGGGTGGTGAAGTTATCTTCACAAAAGCGAAGATTCGGATGGGATGATGAGTACCCTATGAGTTCGGTTATGTGGGAGGTTATAAAGGCTAAGATATTCTCTATTGACTTTCGCTTTGAGGCTACATCTCCAAGTGATGATAACAACAACTCACAAGATGAAGCCAAAGCAAACTAATACAAAAAATCAATGAGACTAATGCGCCGAAGGCAAAACCAATAAAAAGACCTCTCCAAAAGATACAACACATGCAAGATAACTTGCCAGCCAATTTATTGAAGATTTTATACGCCAATCCCATTGGGGCAAAACACCCAAAGGTATTGTTTAGGCGACATTTGAGTTTTTGAAACCAAGACAAATCATCGTATGATTCGACATAATCTTTCATGGGTTTGCTCCTAAAGAAGAAAGTGAAAATAGCAGAGCGGTTTGGGCAGCTTTCTTTTTTCTACCATCACGATATCGTTTCTGCCTCTCTGCCTCTGTTAGTTTAAATCTTGGGGCATCTTTCCGTTTTCCCCAAGCATATAATTTAATTGCATCGCGGCCTCTTGAATCTTGTTGCCACCCAGCAATGTAAATTATTTTTTCTCTGTGGGCCAAAGATGTAAATATCCTAACCGTGCCATAATGCAATCCTGTTTTATCTGCAAGGGCTTGGATTGAAATTCCCGGTTCGCCAGATTCCATGATATATTTTATTAGATACACGAGCGTCAGATGATTGATTTTTGCTAGTGATCTTTTTTTATTAGTTCCCAATTCCCTGTTCTTTGCCAAAGAAGCCAATGAATTAGGATGCAATCCCTGAGGATAGGTAGTCATTTGATGTTTCCTTAAAGAGATCGATTAGGGTTCTGTACGCCTTGAAAGATAATTTACCTCGTGCCAAGGTCAAAAGATTTGCGGCATTTATCATCAATGTTGTTTTATACCTGTATGGATTCATCAGGGCAATTGCCTCGAAAGTTATGATGCAATCCTGATTTGATAGAGGATGTGGGCGGTTTGAAGGGGCTATATACCATTTCAATGCAAAGGATGACCATAAATCATAATCTTTCCCCCTCAATCCTAAGCGATAAAATAAAAGAAGCCAGATATAATCATCTACGGTTAATTCATTTCCAATGAGTTTTGGGGCCTTCAACTGCGGAAGGGATAAACATGTGCCTTCCGTGGACTGTGATACTTGATGTTGCATCCCATATCTCCTTAGCTTTATCTATTAAATATAAATGGTCTTTATGGACTTGGAATAAAAGGGAATCATGGATTGTCCCACACATGCGAAATGTTTTTGGATTGTCTAGCTTTTCCCAAACTCTGATAAATCCTTCCTCGACAAGTGCAGCATTTAAATGTTGGGGAGAATGGGCAACCAGCTCATTGAGGGCTTTTTTGCTTTCCCTCGGATCTCCAAAGAAAACCCTTGTCCATCCGTCAGGGGTTTTAATCCGTCCTTGATTCTTTGCCCATTCATAGATTAATTCTCCATACCATCCATCGACTTTATCTCTTAGGCGAGGATAGGTTTTATCAAAGGAAGCCAACAAATGTGAGGCAATTTGCAAAAGGCCCCATTTAGGATTTAATTTAAGGAGAGCCTTTGCTTTCCATAAATTATCCTCGCCCATCGTCAGGATCAGCATGTTTTCCATCATGTTGTAGTTGGCACCATGATTGACGCGCTTGGACAAATCTCGAATGGGCTTGTTTTTTGTTTTATTTTTTTCAGTATCCCACAATTCTTCGAAGGGAATCCCAAAGAAAGAGGATGCGTTATAGGAGTGGAAATCTGGGGAATTTTCAACGGCATCAATCATATTTAGTGATTGAGATAAATATGCTGTTGTTCTAGATTCCGCCTGCTCTTTATCCATTTCGACCAATAAAAACCCGGGATCGGCTGTTAGGCAGACTTTATATTCTGGTGGGATATTCTGAACTTGAATCCCATAATGATTATATTTGGATCCATTGGGTTCATTGAAAGATGAAGCCGTGCAAGCGGATCGCCCCGTTTCAGTTCCGAATGGATTGATGGAATATGTAATTCGATCATGCCATAAGGTTGCATCCAAATAAGTTGAGTGAAGCTTTTTGGATTCCCGATAGTCCGTTATCTTTTTTATCAGGTGGGCATTTAATGGATGGGAGAGGGATGCTTTTGAAAGGGAAGCCTTATCGGATTTTTTTAATTTTAATTTGGGCTCCAAAATGTCAAGTAGGGATTGAACTTGTGTGGGGGAACCCGGGTTAAATGTCTTTTTTCCTAGGCATCTATTTAATGATTCAAGACTTTCCTCAATTCTTTTTCGGTGGGCGAGGGTTTCAATTGTCCATCTTTCGGGATCAACTTTGATCCCTTGAAATTCACAAGCAAGTGCCGGGAACACGGCAGGGAATTTCATTATGTAATTGTCTTTTGCCCATTGGGGAGAATGTTTCATCCATGCCCAGAAAGACCAAGCTGTGACATGAGTGTCTTTTGCATTATACAATGCCTTGTCTTTTTGATCTTCGTCTTTCCAATAAAGAAGATCATTTAAGAAGAAAGACCCAATGAAATCCAATGATCTTGGCAATTCAGCATACCAACATTGCATCATTCCATAGGTATCAAAGTACCAATTTCTTATATCACATCCCCAATGGATTAGATGCAAGAAATCATATTTGCCGTTTTGGGCAATCTTTAAGGAATTGTTTGCTAGGATTTCCCGGATGTATTTTAGATCCAATAAATCCTGGATGATGAATGTGTATGTCTTTTGCAGGGACGAGAATGAGATATGGGTAATCTTCTGCTTTGCCCCTGTCTCAATATCGACAGCAATGAATGGTTCTTTTGCTGCCCATTCCACCGCTTCCTCAGCTTTATCTTTTGAGAGACAATAGATTGGATTGCAGGGTGGAAGGGAGAAGAATAGCTTGTTTTGCTTAGGCCCGATCTTTTCGATGAAATGGCGAAATAAAAACTTCGCCTCTTTCATTGTGTAGATGTAACGCAAAGGAGCCAAGATTAAAATCTGGGTTCCCTTTTTTGTCCTGAAACAATTCCCTTGGAAATCCCATACAGATAATCCTTGGCCATCTGTATCTGGATCTTTGAATTTTTTATCGGGGAACAAAACCTTTAAGATCTTGTAATCTGTCGTGATGACAGCCTGGCAATTGTGTTTTTGGCAAAGGGAATCAATCTCTGAGATATATGAAATTGATTCATTGACCATAACTTTGCCGCCAGTTAGCCAACCGGGGGCATTGTTTTTAATCAGGGATGTATGGTTTTGATCCTTAGTGGATAGGAGGAATAAGATTCTCACCTCTTAAATCTCTTTCCAGAGCCCCCATATTTTCAAAACCATTAGACCTACAGCCATCCAGAGAAATATGCTCACTGGGATTACAATACCCGCCAAGATAAAAAAGCCCATTATGTCCATTTTATTTTACTCCTTTCATAAAAAAGCCCTTCCGAAGAAGGGCCAAAAAATTATTTTTTAGTCAATGACCAATTTCTTGATCGTCGGATTTGCGTAAGTCTTTTCTTCGCCGCTCGCATCTTTGACCTTTGAATATCGGGTCGCAAAGGTCACAGTGCATTTCACACCTTGGGCATTGGTAACAATATCTTCCAGCGAGCTAGAAGTATTCAATGCCGATTTCAATGCCACCAGATGCGGCTTTGCAAAACGCAGACCAACGGGATATTTCTCATTGTTTTCGATATCCTTCTTCGAAGGCAGCATCGAGAAGCGCAGGGAAGCAATATCCTCAGGCTTAACCCCATGATCTTTCTTTGCTTCCAGTTCTTCGGAAATGACAAAGTTGAAGATCAGATTGTCGTAAGGCTTATCGTCTTTTTCGCCAGTGTCTCGGTTGAGAGAAAGCTCACAGATATATACGCCATCAATCTCTTGCAAGAATTGAGGCATATCATCGACTTCATCCATGTTAAAGTCTTGGCCATTTTCGATATTGAGTTCGCTCATTTTGAAATCCTAAAATAAAGAAGAAAATAAAGGGGATGGGTGGGGTTCAGGTATTTAATATCTCAGTTTTGTGGCTCCTAAAAAGTTAAAGTGATCTGGTGCGGGTAGAGGGATTCGAACCCTCATATCCGAAGGATGCTGGATTTTAAATCCAGTGCGTAGACCAGTTCCGCCATACCCGCTATGTTTTTATTATAGGAGAGAATCCCGTAGGCTCACATAAAGCAGTGTTTTGCGACCAGGAAAACATAGCATTCCCACTACGGCGCTAACCCATAGTACCTACGGGATTCTCAAAACTTATAAAAATTTTTAATCTTTTGTACAGTCTAGTTTAACATGTTGTCCCAGACTATATAAGCTCCCAGATCAATCTCTGTGAACTCTCTGACGCACTCAAATGCAGCGTTGTAAGCAGTTGGAATAGTTACGATCATTCGTATATCTTCTCCGCACTCAGGGTATCCTTGATAATGATCGCTTGCTTGAATCTCAGCTTGATATTTTATCAGCAAACCTTTGAGATCACAGAGGAATCTCCTACGAACTTCGTCAGAGGAAATCATTTGATTTCACTCCTTATTATCAATGATGATCGTGACAGTTCCCTCATAGGAAGAATTCACAGCCAAGAAATCATATTCCTTCCCATGGATACCTTCTATTTTAATTTTAGGGTCTTGAGTAATTCCATGATGTTTTTGCAATTCCGCAATCAACTCTTTCAAGGCCATGATGTAATCTCCTTTTAAATTTCTGGTACATCAGGCAGGATTTGAACCTGCATTTTTCCGATTATGAGTCGAGAGTCTTGACCAATTAGACGACTGATGCAATTTTATTTTTGATCTTCCTTCAAGATTTCATCGTACCTTTCCGGATTGAACAAAGCAAGAAGGGCATTTGCCGGGTTTTTGAATTTCGATGTGTCAAATGATAGTCGATCTTTTGTATCGATCACATTTGAATATGTCGATGAGGATGCAATCTTATGTTTCTTGTTTTCCCGATAGCAATGATATGCACCGTCAAAATATCGAGCATTGTTCCTTGCGAAATTCCTTGTTCCGCCGGCAGGAGTTATTCGATCATTGCCAGATATAGACTCTGTTTCTGTTTCATGCGAGATAACGATGATCGAACAATTTGAAATCAATTGAATCCGAGACAATGAGCGTCCCAGATAAAGACCAAGTTTGCGGTAATACTCAAAATCGCCTTTGGCATCTGGATTGTCCTTGGAGAGAAAGAAAGAGATGGATTCTGCCCATTGAGTCAATGAATCAAAGACCAGTATATCCTTTGATGTCAGTTTGTCAAGAGTTATGTCGAGGAACTTTTTGTTATCTTTTTTGCACATGGGACATTGATCCCTTCCATGCTCATCACAAAAAGATCCTTTTCGATTCTTGAAGAAAGCATCCAAAGATGTACAAGCGATAGGCGTTTCAGGCGTATCGTGCATCTGGATAATTTGGATATTCTTTCTTGCGTCAATGGGAACACACTCTGGGTTCAACAGAGTCTGGTGTCCGTTTTCGAGGGAGAAATAATAAATGTTATGTGTTGTTGCAAGTTTACCGATTGACCATGTTTTTCCTGATCCTGTTGGGCCATAGATAATTAGTCGATGGACTTGTGGATTGGCTGCGATTTGATCGAGGGATGGCATTTTATTTTCCTTGTTCCTTCTGGTCGTAGATTTGACTACATATATTTGCAAGGGCACTAGGAGATAACATAGAAATTATATTGTTTCCTGTCCCTCCATCTGCCATAGATACATGAGTGATCAAATATTCTTCTCCTTCTTCTGTTTTGCGGATTTCATATTTGACATTCAAGAGCATTCCTGCGTAGAATATCTTGACCATTTCAATCCTCCATTTGTTTCATCACAAGGTTTTCGATAAAAGAAATTTGAGAGCCCGAAAAAAGATTTAGGAGATCTGTCTTATCTGGATCAGATTTCAAATAGATTTCCCAGATTTCAACATAGGCAGGTTCTCCCGGATGTGGATTATGTTCAATGTCATGGTTTGCTTTTATGGCTTGATGGTATTCAAATTTAACGATAAAGTTAATGTCTTCAAATTCAATTTCAGTTGTTTGCATTTGGAATTTCCTCAAAAAATTTTCCGTCGGAATTACAAAAATCTGGGTGGTTTGTTTGCCTTTCATAGAGAGCTAGATAGAAAACAGATTGACCTGTTACTGGATTAGTGTATGAATGTCTTTGACAAATGCCATGAGAGATTATGTGATCTTGGATAAATTCATTTCGGGATTCCTCACAGGAAAATTCTTGGTTTGCTTGGGGATGTTGGATTCCAAAGTATTTACAATTGATGCAGAATTTTGAGGACATGATCTATCTCCTGATTTGGTGGGTTTGATTGGAAAGTAATTCTTCCAGAGAAAAAACAAAATCAAATTCATCTGGGTTGAAAGTTTCTTCCCGAATGAATTTGGCTCCGGCAAACAATGCCTCATTGGAGTAATTGCATTCCTCATAGAATTGGCAGGTACGTCCAAAGGATTTGCAAGAATCCCCGTTTTGCGAGAATCTTTTAACCCGTTGATACATTTCAATCTGCTCAACGACCAGCAAAAGATCATTGATCCAATTGATTCTGTGGTGGGGAGTTTTGACAAATGGGTAATCTTCAAATTCTTGACTGTAAGTTTTATATACGAGATATAAAACTTCATAATCAGAATACCCTTCCGGCGCAATTCGATCCAGGGTTACAGAATACCCGACACCTTGGAATGAATTTGCATATGAGACTTCATCTGTGAATTTGGAACCCGTTGTCTTTAATTCCAAAACACGAAATTGTTTGGTGATTTTATTTTGGAGGACGGCATCCAAGAAACCACGATACCAATATCCCCTTGGAAGTTGAATGGCAAATGACAATTCAACTGCCGGTTTGCCATCTTTGAGATATGCCAATTCCCAATCACCAAATTGGGGCAAGGCTGTGTTGTAAAAATTATGCAATCCGATGATTGCCAGTGGGAAAGATTTATGGGATTTAGGATTTTCCTCATCTAGAGGAACATCCCAAGCTTTGAATGCTTCCCAGACTCCTTTGTCGAGGGATCGAGTTTCAATTATCTTTTGGATGCCTGATCCCAAAGCATGGCCAAATGCGGTATGGATTGTTGCTTCTTGTTTCTTTTCTGGCTGCAATCTATCCAGTTCAAATTTTCTTGGGCAAGACCGGAAGATTTGAATCGCTGAGTGGGATAGAAGTTTTATATTGTTTAGGTTGGTTGTTTTTTCTGATTCGCCTGAGATTTCAAAATCGGTCATAAGAGGCTTTCAAAAATTAAAGATCGATATCATCCATTGTGAATTTCTTTTTCAGCCTGGCTTTTTCTTTTCCGACAGTAACTTCTTTTCTGACATGAGTTTCGATCCCTTTCAGAATGACTGAGATTTCCTCATCAGTTAGGATTGCAAAGCATTCGGGCTTTTGATATAGGTCTGATTTAATTTTGATGAGAAGGTCGGCAATGGGCAAACGAGCATCAAGCTTTTCTTTTAAGATTAGAATCTCGCCTTGGATGTTTTTGATTTCTTCATCATCAGTTTGGGCCGATGCTAAAGATGTCAATTGATTCGTCATCTGGATTTTCCTTTTTTGGTGGCTCAACTAAATCAAATAAAGCGTCAATACTTCTGACGCAAGGGACAAGTTTGAAAGTCAAAACAACTTTCCCCTCAGGATTAAGATATTTTTTTACCTTAATTCTTTCGAGGGGATCTTTTGTTTTATCGAGTTTTTTATGCTCGATGATCGCCTTTCGTATTGTGTTCTCCACTCGGGGAGTTTCCAATATCAGCGAAAGGGATTTTGTTTCCTTCAAGATTGCCCAAGCCTGGGCATATTTTGAAGTTGATTTTGTTGGATCGAATATCGCCATTCATGGCCCTTGAAAAAGATTTTAAAAATGGGCCTCGATTTGAAGCCCATTGAAAAACCTTCTTCTAGATTTTATTAATCCAGAAACACGTCGGTCTTTTCGTTGCGTTTTGCCAGTGCCTTGGAACGCTTGTTGTACATTGCGACAAAGTATTCATACATATCCGAATACCTATCCAGGGTTTCATCGTCTGCGATGGTGGCAAAATCATCCAGAGTGGATTTCACTTTGTCCATCTTTTCCTGCTCATTACGAACATCCTTGAAACCATTCACAAGGATCGAAGCCATGTTCAGCAGTTTAACTTCTGCCTTGGGAACAGAAGCATATTTCTGAAGCATGGTCTTAACGAAGTCGGCAGAGAATTCCTTGAATTGTTCTTCAGTGAATTCCAGTTCCAGAGCATTCGACTTGGTGATCTGGGTAGAAAGATTTTCCAGCGCCAGAGCTTCCATATCGAAGTTAGAAACATCAACTTCTTGATCGACAGGAAACTGTTCATCGTCAGCGAGTTGCGCACGGATTGCAGCTACCGTTTCTTGATTCAGAAGGCGGGCAATAAAGTCCAGAACCTTTTGATTGTTCTGCTCCACAAAGGTCAGAACATCGGAAGCATCGTAAGTAGGAACTTGCAATTCAAAAGGTTCCCGAGCAATAGGAACAGGATTACCTTCTTTTTGTGCTTGCTCGATTACTCGCTTTTGCGGAGCACGGGGTTTGATTTTCAGAATTTCAACTTTCATGGTAAATCTCCAAAAGGGATGAAATAAATTAGTGAGATATTTATTTCGGGGGAATCCAGTAAAAGCTAATTTGTTTGCTTTTCCCACACTGGTCTTACGATTGTATCAGTGAAGTTTGTTGCTGTCAATGGGGCGATTGCCGACTAAAAATTCTGAGGCGTCGCCAGTGTCAAGATTCAAAAGGACACCAATTTTATTTGGCGAATTAGGATCCAATTTGATATAGCTTTCCGGAGTCAATCCTTTTGATTCCACTGCAATCATCAAAGACAATTTAACTTCCAGATCAGATGCATAAAAGATAAATGCATCCGTGCGAGCATCCTCAATAATTTCTTTGAGATCTTCTGGCATTGATTTGATTATGGTATTGAATTGCTTTACGAGGATGGCATATATCAAGTTTCGTTGATCGTTGGAAAAATCCAATTCAGCCAGGTTAACTTTTTCTTCTTTGTCTTTGAGTGTATTTCGTAATTGGGTTATGACATTCAGGATTGTGGAAAGTTCTTCTAGAAACTCCATGCAATTGAGCACGATTGGGGGAGGATTATTTTTCACGAGGAGCCTTTCTGATTAAGACATAGCGGGGGAGTGAATAATAAGAGAAATCTCTGAAGGATAAATCTAATCTGTCATAGGTATTTATTTCCTCGGGGGAATCCAACCAGATGATATAGTATTCTTTCTCATCTTTTTGGATTGAGTTAGCTGATAGGAGGGAAGGGGAAAAAGATTTATTCTTTTCTGTCCATGAATTTGAATTTGGATATTCCTTTAAGTGAGGGGGAAGGGTGAAGAAAGAACGAATGCATGATCTTTCAAAACGATTAAGTGTCTTTGCGATCATCATTCGTCTCCGGCAAAAGGATTTCGAATTGGGAAATCGGCGTGGAAGATTGATTACTTTTCAGTTGTTTTCTTTGTTCGATCCTCGCCTTTGCGAGTTTGGCTTTTTCCAATCTTTCCTCAGCCTGAGCTTTGTGTTCTTTTGCTTCAAGTGCCCATTGATCTTTGGCATTTATCCATGCTTCTGATTTCTTAGCCAACAATCTATAGTCAAGGGAGATATCGAAGAAGGATGGTTCCCAATTAACCCATTCCTCCATCTTGGCTTTCAAGAATTTGACAACATCAAATGTCAATGTGTTTTGATATTGATTGCATTCGATGAAATCAATCAGGGAAATGAGTGACCAAAAAAGATCGAATGCCTCTTTTGATTTTGATCTATTTTTTAGATAAAGGGAGCCAGAGGATTCGATGAAGAAGATATCCCATTCTTGCTTTTGTTGTGGTGTGAATGCACAGATTGTATGCAAGTAGTGGATAATCTGCCGGGGAAGCTTTTGCTTTTGGTTAGAATATAATTTCCACCTTTGATATCTTGTGTTGATCTTGAGAAATTCCTCATCATATTCTCTGTCTTGTCGATACCTCTCTTGCTTGTTGATTATTTCCAGGCAACGATGAATCCAATAATGGAAAGATTCCAAATCATTTCCTGTGATGCGAAACTTTGGAATCTGCTTTTTGAAGCGATCAGAGGAGAAAATCAGTTTGGGGAGGATCGAGAAAAATTGGGCAAGCAATTCTTGATTGCCAAAAAACCCATAGGAAAGTTTCAGGGATTTGAATTGCTTGAATTCGATCAGTCCGATTTCGGATAATTTATAAAGGAGAATCCCGAAGGAAAGATGTTTAACCTGTAAGGAGTATTGGGTTTCATTGTCCAAGAGGATCGATTTAGATTGTTTATAAATCTTATCGAATGGCTCGAAATATGCAGGGTGAAAACCGATTGGGCGCTTTGATATTTTATATGGAGATTCAATCAGGAAAGGATATCCTGAGATTGGATCAAAGACTGTGATTTTTTCGATCTTCATTTCTCTTCCTTCTGAAAGGGTTAAAATAAATTATCTGCAATGCCTGCAAGGGATTTCTTTTTTCAAATCATAATTTGTCTCCCTGAAAAGATTTTTGATTTCATGATTTTCCCACTCTCGGTGGGCTTGAAATGTTAGATTTTCCAGACGTTTGATTAGCTCCATTGAAGGAGGGAGATTGGTCAATAATTTATCCGCATCGGGATTAATTATTCGAAGAGCGTTTAAAAGATCTTGGTATGTCATTTTTAGGGAATGTAGAGGATTGATGAAATTCCCAGAGAGGGAAACATTTGAGTCATTTCTTCCTCAGATATCTTATGAGGGAAATGATTTATGATTATGATTTTTTCGGGGTATTTCTTTTTCATCTCCTTGATTACGGATTCCAATTTCTTTTGATTGTTTTTGACACGCCCGATATATTCGCAATGCAGGTTTGTCTGTCTTTTTGTTTCGGGCGAATGGATATGTGAGAATAAAAGATTAGGGAATCTCTTAGGGTGTTTCATTTTATTCTCCTTCGTCATTGGTTTCAGGTTCCTTTTCCGTTAGCAATCTGATGAAATGTTGTTTCTTTTCTTCCAGATTATGCCCCGGGATTCTTTGTTTTTGGAGGCCCTTTTGCAAGAATTTAGGATCACAAATAATTGTGAGGATTTCTTTTGCCCGAGACGCTGCTGTGTAAATCAATTCCCTAAAGTGCATGGGCGAATGGGAATTGTGCAAGAAGAAATAAACTTTCTTCGCTTGCAGACCTTGGGCCTTATGGACTGTGATTGCATAAGAGAGAATTATCTTAGCAATATCGCCAGTTGATTCTACTTCAGTCAGAGGGGAAGATGGATCATCCAAAGATTCCAAGATAAGAATGTGTGAGGCTTGATTGAATTTTTCATCTTGGTCATTCTGGGCCAATTGGGCAGAAATAAATTGTTCCAATTCCAATGGCGATCTGACTTTCTCATTCTCGATCTCATCAGATTCTGAGACAGAAAGATCAAGATCATGGACTTTTGCCTTATCAGATTGTTCTTTTGTGTATGACTTTCGATCCCAGACTGACCCTTCACGATCAATGAATTTTGATGCTGGATCAGGATCAATGCCATTGTATTTTGGATTAGGTCTGATCTCTTTGATTACATAATCCTCAGTGTTAAATAAAATATAATCCCCGACTGCAAGATATTTCCTTGCCCATCCACAAATGATTGGATGGATCAGGCGAGATTCTTTTTTGTCGAGGAAATGAGCGATTTCTTTATTGAGATTTTCGGTTCCAAATTTGACGTTGAAGGGAACAAGAACCATATCTGAATATGGATTGTAATTTCCTGATTCAAATTCTTGTCGGAGAAATCCAACGGTTTGATATAAAGCACCTTCCCAATCCAGATTTGGAGGAAAGACTCCGAAATTCATTTGGCCATTTCTTTCTCCGTTGGGAAGATATGAATATGATTTCCAGTCCAAACGAGAAATATCTTTTCCATTTCTTATATCAGTTAGGAGACGGATTATGGGGGATTCCAGAGCTTGACGATAGACTTCTGTCAATTCAATCCCGGGCAATTCAATTAGTTTGGGGCCATAGATTGACATTCCCATTGTTGGTGGGATTTGTTGAATGTCTCCAATGAAAATGAATTGGGTTGCAGATGGATTTGGAAGGGCTTCAATCAATTGCTCATAAAATTGAATTGAAAACTGAGAAGCTTCTTCGATCAAGATTGTTGAGATATGAGGGAGTTTATTATTTTTATTATATTTTGGTTCGAATCTTCGAGTCTTGATTATGTTTCCATCTTTATCTTCAACATCATAATATCTTGGCTCAAATTGAATCAGTTTGTGGAAATTGATGCAAGTGATTTTTGAATTTTGGATTGCCTCTTCTGCATTCTTTGTGGCCCGTTTTGTGAAAGCGGTTAGAACGATTGCTGGTTTTCCTGCTGAAAGATATTTTGTAGAGAAACCTATGGGCTTTGTGTGGGATGAATTCAAAAGTTTTTCAGTTATCCCCTCAGTTGTGAATGTTTTCCCTGTTCCTGCACTTCCGCATAAGCAAAAAGATTTACCTTGGAATGCTAGATCGATAGCTTCTTGTTGTTTTGCATTGGGGATTTTTAGATTTTTCTTAGATTCCTCTTTCAGGATGATAGCTTCTTGGATCTCATCTTCCAATTTTTGGGGGATTGATTCTGAAATGGTTTCTTTTTGTTCAGGTGGAACATTGATTAGTTCTTTCAGAACCTGGTTTCGCTGGGCCTTAAGTTTTGCGATGCGTTCCAAAATTGAATTGGAGTTTGATTTCATTTTTTATTCCTCGATGAAAATTCTATTTCCTTCAATGTCTTGGCCCCAATTTGCAAAGCGAGTCATGACATGGGATGAAATAAATTTATTTGCATCTTTCAGGGATGGGAAGATGATCTTGGAGATTTCAAATAAATTATCAACATCGGGATCGGGTTGGGGTTTGAAAGATGAAATTCCTAGATGGTAATGAATCAGGGATTGAAGGGATTGAATGTTGGCTTTTGTTAGACCGTAGAGATCATAGATTTCATGGATCTTTTTTCCCTCCAATGAATTTTTATTTATTTGCAAGGCTGGGTGATTTTCATTGATGGATAGGCCAGCCAAAAGATTTTGTTGTTCCATGGAAAATTCCGATCTATTGAAAACCGGGGAGGATTGAGATTTGAATTTATTTGCTGAGTCGCTCAATCGAGGATATCTGAAAAAGGCATTAGAGAAGGGAAGTTGATTTGTGATATTTGTGAAACAATTTATTTGGGAGGATTTTAAAATGATAAAGATTTTATCGGGAGTTCCTTCCAAAATGTTTAAGGCTTGGCCTGCTGAGATTGCATCTTCCAAAGATGGAAAGGCTTTTGATTTTTTGACTTTATTTAGGCCCACAGTGGTGGGACGGAAAAGATAAAATTCTTCCTCAGATTTTTCTTGGGAAGATTGGGGAGAAAGATCAATGTCCAACATTTTTTGGTTTCCTTTTAGATTCCAGGGAGAAAACGAATGCAGTGTTTTCTGCAATCCGTTCAGCTTCATAAATTATTTCCTCGAAGGAAAAGGATTGAATTGCTTTTTCTGGAGGTTGCAAGGTAAAGAATTTTTCCCATGGAAAAGATTCTGGGATTTGATATTTCTGCCTTAGAATGCTTTGGGCTATTTTAAGGGCATGGAAATATGCAAAGATTTTTATTTTCTTTGCGGTTGTTATTGAAAGGTGGAGATTGGGTTTGTGATTCATTGGATTCCCCAAAATTTTTCCAGTTTGGTTTTGATAGCTTTTTCCTGCCAAGGAAAAAGAGTGACTGGTGTTTCCTTATTGGGATATAAATATATCCCAAGGATTTTTATTTGCTTATCTTCTTGCCTTTGATAACGGGCAAGAAAAGAAATATAGTCTAGTTTGAGGATTGCTTCTTTTAACATTGTGAGATTTTGAGATAGGATTTGAGGAATTTATATGCCCCTGAATAGGATTTCCAAGAGCGATAATCTCCATTGGTTTTATGGATGATTCCATATTCGGAGCCGACAATGAAAAAAGATTTTTGGACTTGGATAATTTGGGGTGATGGGAATTTATCCCAATTAGGAACTCCAAGCCAAGATTGGTATGATCGGACATGTTTGGGCACGGAAGATTTTTTCTTTTGGGGAATATGGTCTTTGATCCATTTTAGCCTGAGATGGTTTATATATTTATTATCTTCTTGTGTATATTTTTGTGTGCCATCTACCCCGTTGAAAGGAATAATTGTTCCTGGAAAAGCAGTCCTTAGCTGATTTTTGAATTCTTTTAGGGCAGATTTATTGTTTGTTATTGTTGCCCAGGAAATTACATTTCCGCATATTCCCATGAATGAGGCAAAGTCAAATTCATTTTCGTCTGGGCATCCTTGATCGATCCAATCTTGGATATCCTTATAGAACTGTGTCAATTGGGCTGATTGCTTTTGCATGATTTTTTCTCCTTTGTTTTGAAATTACCAAATTGCTTCCATGCGATAAATGGGGGACTGGAATTTAATGGCTTCGAAATCCCGTTGCATCCTTTCCATTGTTGCAGTTGGTACATTGTGGATTGACCCATATTGGGATTTCATTTCATAGATATGAGTTTCGATGGAATTGTTGAAAGCATATTCGAGATAGGGTTTCATTTCCCAATACTTGATGAATGTATTGGAAACGATCACAGAATCCTTGAACAGAAGATGTCCTCGGGTTTTATCAAAACACCAAGCATGGGCATCTTTCAATTTTGAGGGATCAAATTTATATTCTCCCTTGGTATTCGTAAAGAACATATCGGCTTCGAAATGTTCAAAATAATCATCTCCGATGGGGACATTGAAATATCCCTCTTTGATCTTTTTAGCGAATGTGGATTTTCCAGAACCCAGAAGGCCACGAATGAGAATGAGTTTTTGAGCCATGATGGATTTCCTTTCAAAAAGATTTAGGGCAGTCGGGAAAAGGGCTTAAGGATCTGGGTCAATTGGGTTGCATTTTTCAACAATGCTCTTACATGTTTTTCATCCAATGAAACACCGATGGCCATTTCAAGCCAGTCTTGGAATGTTTGGATTTCTTTCTTGTGAAATTGATCGTATTCATCCAGAAGGGAATCCAATTGGTTTTGTTTTTCGATCGACCATTTGAACATGATTTATTTCCTTTCGTAAAAGACGAGATTCATCAAGACCAATTCAGAGGCGCCGTAAACTTTCGGCATTTCACAAGCATCACAGATGTGTTTTCTTGCATCTGGTTCTGCTGGTTGCACGTTTTTGCAATTCAAGCAAAATCCCATATCATTAACATCCAATTCATTTGCAAATTCCATTGAAATCTTCCATTGTTGGAGTCCTGATTTTGTGGTATAACGACGATATTTTTCCATGATTTATTTCCTTTCAAAAGAATTTGGCCAGAATGTGAAAGATATATGGGGAACCGAAGAAGAAGATTGCAAAACAAATGCACAGGATCAATTCGGAGATTTTCATTTTGGTTTCCTTTCTTTTTGGGTTAGGTTTTGGGGAGATTTTCGACCGAAGGGAGAAAATCAAAGAGATAAATCTGAGAGGGAATACTTAGAAATCCCTGCGGCTTTGGCATTGCGAGGTTTATACCCTAGTTCATATTTGATAGCATTTGAGGGGCAGATGGATTTAAGGTTTTCCATGAATATGGGGCCATGTTTTGCTTTTGGGCCTGAAAGATAGTGTGAGATTTCATGGGCCAGATACCAAATTTGATAGTTTTCAAATTCTTCCTGATCTGGAATGATGTTTAATCTTTCAATGTGTCTTTGGATAATTTTGGGGTTTGAAAGCCATTCGGGAAGGCATAGGGTCTTTGCAGAATGATAGCAAAAGCCCCTTTGTTGATTAATGACAAACAATTTCCAATCTTCAGAAAGCATCTTTTGGAGATTGGGTCGAAAAATGGATAGGTGAGATTGACCAAAGAATTGACCAGTTAGGGGCCAATTGATTTGCTTAGGCGAGTATTTCATTTTTCCTCCGGAGGATTTTATTTCAGACTCCCGAACGAAGTGAGGGATTTCATTTTTCTCTTTCATTAAAAATTTATTGGGTTGATATCTGGTGAGGTATACATCGGCATCCATATGCTTAGGGGTATGGGGTATGGGGATAAGGTAAAACAGGCTAACAATAACGGGGTCTTTAATGGATGTATTTTTGGGATACCCCTCCCCCATAGAAAATTTTATATATCTATATATTATTCCCCTCGCATCGGGTTTATTTTGGAGAATAGCCTATCCCTTATTTATTGGGTTGATATTCCTCGGATAGTTATCTCGCATGTTATTTATTGGGGATGGCTGGCTGTCTGTTTTTGTTTGGGTTGCGTGGAGACTGTTTTAGGGAGCTGCAGGCGGCGACGACCCATCCGAGCGACATATAGGTGTGCATGTATATGCTGGCATGGGGCACATGGGGCACATGGTAGCACGTAGGGCATGGTGGCATGCTGACCCATCATCGCCTGAGACTATATTAGTTTGGTATGGCTCCGTAACGACATCCCCGAGGGGCATCAATGCATGTTACCCTATCACCCACTATGCAGCATTCATAAAAAAACCCGCTAGGGTTAATCTAACGGGTTATATGAGGTATGGGGAATTTTTGGTCAATCGGTGGCAGCAAGCCAATTTTTGATGCGGGTTGCGCACTGCCCGACAACATCATCACGCGATGCCAGTTCACCGAGCATTTCAAGATCATCAGGCGTGCAGTCTGTCTTGCCCTTGCTAGTAATGATATGCTCCAGCTGCAAGGGCAGCATCATGAATTGGTTTTTGAGCATGGCCGACTGTTGCGCCTTGCGCAAGTTTTGCGCGTCAAGTACACGCATCGCCTGAGGATATTCTGATGCTGCGCGCCCCCGTTGACGGATACGCAAACAATCCCGGGTCAATTGCTCGATACCATAGGCGCAGATCAATTCCCGAAATTGCGCGCGCGTGGCATCTTTCGGCACCGCTGTCTTCACTTCCGAGACAATAGCGCCAAGCCCACGATTGATGATGTATTGCAGGCATTCTTGCTGCTTATCCTTTTCTATCGACGCCAGATCAAGGGAAATAGTAATGTTCTCTGTTTTGTTGGTGTGGTCATCATCAAAACGTGCGCCAATGGCAACGGTGAATTGCGGGTTTTCGATTTGCAGGGACATGGCGAATCATCCTTCCAGGGTTTCAGGGTTTAATGGGTTACGGCTATCAGGAATAATAGCCCCAATGAGCACTAGCTAATAATCCAGTGCCCATTAGGGAATTACTCAAATTGCCGTTGTATGCAATGTCCGGCCGGTCTCATCAACCAGAGAAAACCCCGAAAATTTCGACTTGTGGACTACCGGGATAATTTTCCAGTCCGAGGCGTCAGGGTATTCGTGCAAGTGGGGCGCCTTGCGCTTCAGCTCTTGTGTTATTATTCTTGACCAGTAATCGGGCACCGGCTCAATAATCATATCGAGTTTTACAAACTCGGTTGCCCGAATAAAGTATTCCCGGTCAAACAATTGTGCAGTGATATACATCATCTTCTCCAGTCAATTAAAACCCTTAACACTTTCCAATTGTCGCGCCAGGCGCACAAGACGTATATCCAATTTGTGCTTTTCGGCATAGCGTCGCGCAGCAAAAATGCCCCATGATTTATAGCCTTTGGCGCATTTAATAATGAGTGCAGTATTTTCCGACATTCTATTTTCTCCAAAAAATCAGTATTGGCAAAGCCACTAAAAAGAACAAAACTGCTGGCGCACGATTGCGCGAAAACCATTATAGCGGCTTGTCAACCACTCGACAACCTCAGGCCAAGCACTTTTACAAACTGTTACACCAGCTTGATGATAGATTTTCGCTATCGTGCTGCGCCCGACGTTGTCCTCGCTTAGTGGATCATGCTGGCGCTTATTTGCTTATATACGCAATCGCTTAATTAACTATTTGCTTATTTGCTTAAGTGCGTGATTACGTAATTGCGTACTTGCGCAATCGATTATATAAGCTGCTACTAATTTGCTAGCACCGGGGGGATGGTCTTTTTTTGAAAAATCTGCGGCGTGTCCAATTCTCATCTAACCTCAAAAATTTTTCTAAATTTTTTTTTCTCCAAAATTTTTTTTCTAAATTTTTTTTTCTAAATTTTTTTTCTAAATTTTTTATCCCATAAAAAGCTGCTTGCAAAAGATGGGCCTCATCCTCGCCATCGCTAACCCTTTATCCTCCCTGTAACCCTTTTCCTCGCCTCGCTCGGAATTTTCCAACCATGCAATTTTCTTTCCCTTCCCACTTTATCTGGTCGCGGGCAAATTTTGATCCCCTTTATCGAAATGCCTTGATCGGCGAGGCCCTAAATTTATCTGGCCAAAAAGGAAAAATTGGTGGCCCTTCCGCTCAGGTAAAACAATCCTCCGTGCGGGAAGTTGAAATGCTTGCTCCTTCCTCAGAGGTTTCCAAGAAATTAGAATCTTATTTTCTTCCCCTCATATCCAACCTATGCCAGCGGCATTTTGGCAAAAGGGCGATCCCCTGCAACTCTTTTGGCTATTTCAAATATTCCCCGGCTTCCCAAAATAGCCAAGCGGGCCATTATGACTGGCACTGTGATGCCGGTCACATGTTTGAAAATCAAAAATTCGCAAATGATTATCCTTGCCGAAAAATCACATTTGTCTATTATCCCCATGAAAACTTCACAGGTGGGCAATTCATTTTAGGCTATCGCTCTGACATTGAAAATAATCCATTCGCTTCCAATGACCCAAAAGGCAATGATATTGAATTTAATATCCAACCTTCCGAGGATTGTTTTATTTTATTCCCTTCCGATGTAAGGTACCCCCATAAAGTAGAACCAGTCCAATCTGGTTTCCGTCTATCCGTTGTCAATTGGTTTGATTTGGTAGATTGAAAATGTCCTCATCCGCCAGGGAAAATATTCTTAAATTTCTCTCTTTGGGCTTGCCCCAAGAGGCCGTTGCTGCGAAATTAAATATCTCCCCCGGCCTCGTTTCTCAGATTGCCAATGAAGCAGAAATCAAGCAAAAGGTCACAGAGGCGCAATTAAAATTCTTAGATGCAGCGACTGAGAGGGATCAAAAATATAATGAATTGGAAGATGCCCTTCTTGAAAAGGCTAAAAAATCCCTTCCCTCGATTTTCAAGCCACAAGACATTTTGCGGGCTTTGATGGCAATAAATAAGGCAGAAAGGCGTGGAGCGACTTCTCAGCAAATGGCTGAAATTTTGAATAAAAAAGAACAAGCTATTGTTGAAATTGATTTACCTGAGCGGATCAGGACAAAAATCATTAAATCGCGTACGCAGGAAATTGTCGAAGTCAATGGCCGCAAATTGATTTCAAAGGATTCTCGTCTTTTATACCAAGAAATCCAGCACGAAATTGAAAATTCCAAACCTTTGGACCCCCTCGATATTGAATTAGACACCCCCTTAATGGAGGAATTAAATGGAATTAGAGCTGCCCGGCCGGCCCAAATCAATAAACCCCTTGAGCGGGAATCGTTGCCCGCCCCCGAAACTAAAGAATCAGTCCCGTTTGTTGCTTTTAAAGACCTCATTGGGCATTCAGGCTAGAATGAAAAATATGACAAAAAGCGATTGGACTCCGCTAGTCCATGAAAAAGTGTTTCCTAAATAAATAAGATGGATCGCTTTAAGAGGGCACAGATCGTTGAATTGGCCAGCAGAGATTTTAATTTCTTTGCCGGTCTTTGCTTGCCTGAAGTTTTAACATTGGATTTTCCTCCTGAATATGTCGCTATCAGTGACGTATTAATGGAGAATGCCAAAGACACGTCCAAGGCAGACCATAAATTTGCATTAGGTTTTCCCCGAGGTCATGCAAAAACCACTTGGGCCAAAATCCTTGCAGCTTGGATTTTTTGTTTCACCGATAAGCAATATATTTTAGTTGGTTGCTCAAATGAGCCAAAGGCACAATCTTTCATTGCTGATGTTGCACGGATCCTAAAATCCCCCAACATTCAGGCGCTGTTTGGTTCATATGAGGAAGCGGCTGAAAAAGACACCGCAACCTTAAAGATTTTCAAATACCGAGGAAAGACTCGAATAATCCATGCAGTTGGTGCAAATGGCGATCCTCGTGGCGTAAACATTGATTTTAGGCGTCCAGATGTTCATATCTGTGATGACTTACAATCCCGGCAGAATGCAAAATCTGAGGCAGAATCGAAAGCTCTCCTCGAATGGTATGCTTCCACTTTCTATTTGACCAAATCCCCCGAAGGTGTCCTCCATATCTATTTGGGTAACACATTCCCATATAAAGGTTGCATTCTCTCGATCATCCGAAAGGATTCCAATTATACCTCATTTGTCGTTGGTGGCATCTTAGCATCCGGCGAAGCTTTGTGGCCAGAATTAAACTCCAAAGAAAAACTCCTTCAGGATTTTAAACAGGCCATTGCCCTCGGTCAGGCCGAGACTTTCCTCTCCGAAATAATGAATGATGATAAATCATTCGCTGCAATTGGCTTCGATTATTCAAATCTTCAAAAATGGGAACATGATGAATCTTTCCCCCCATCCTCCGGCTTCATCATAATTGATGTTGCAGGGGACAAAAAAGATTCAGATGATACTGCAATTGGGGCTGTTTTATTTTATGACAATTTAACAAAGCCCCATATTCGAGATGTTAAAGCAGATAAATTATCGCCTTTGGGCACAATTAAAGAGGCTCTGAAGATGGCGGTTAAATATAACATCAAAGCGGTTTTCATTGAAGCGGTTGCCTATCAATCCTCTCTTCTATTCTGGGCTAATTTCGTTTGCTCCCAGGCAGGAATCGGCGGGTTTGAATTCATCCAGTCCATCCCCGAAGGGTACCTAAAAACACCAGGATAATGGATTCTTTACGATCGCTGCAAGCGAATCAAATTATCTTACATGATGACATTTCTGCGATTGTCCAAGATCAGATATCTCAATTTGACCCCTCGATCACATCAAACAAAGATGATATCTTGGATCTTTTAGATTATTCAAAGGAGATTCCTCAAAAATTTCCCCAAGAAATCTCTCTCGTCACTTCTTCCCTGTTGGAATTGCAGGAATCCAATAGGCAATATCACCCCTGGGAAAATTCTCCCGTCTGAGGATTTAGAATGGCTGTTACATATTTATCTTTGACCCCGCTGCAAAAATCTCGCCTGTTCCAGTATATTGATCCGTTCATTTCAGCTAATTCTGGGATCCTGGATCATCGGGCGCGTTTGGAAGAAATCGATAAATTAATCGAGCGTTCTTATGATTCTCAGGCAAAAACCCGAAATTGCAAGGATGAAAAGTCCCGAGAGCCTCAAGAGGATAATGTAACTGTTCCCGTTGTTGGGCCGCAGTTATCGACGATTTCTGCCCAATTGGCTAAGATCTTTTTAAAATCGGATCCGCCGATTCAAATGTTTGCTGCTCCCGCAGGATCATCCATTGCCAATCAATATAATATCATCTACGGGAAGTATTCTCGCACTTTCCAGTGGAGGAGAAATTTATTATTGTGCCTGCAGTCAGCGGTCAATTATAATTTCTGTGCTGCCGAAATTCGATGGAAAGCCCGCGCAGTCAAGGCATTAAAATCTGAGACCAATCTTCAAACTGGTGGGATGCGCACTGTTTCAGCCTTTGAGGAAGGCGAGGTCATCAAACACCTGCATCCATACAATGTTTTATGGGATGGATCTGTCCCCCTGAATGAAGTCTCTCAACGAGGGGCTTATGCTGGATATATTCAGCAAGTAACTAAGATTGCTCTATACCAACTTCTGAGGGACGAGGGGATCGAATTAACTCCCGAAGAAAAGAAAAACATCAAAAAGGAAGAAAACGCGGGATATATTAAATATTATGTCCCTGAGATCAATCCTGTTACCCAAAATGATAAAGCTCCTAAATCCTACGATGCAATGTGGGAAGGAAAGGATGAGAAAGAGACTTTCACTTCAACAGAATTATTTAATCTTTATACCTTATATGTCCGTCTGATCCCCTCAGATTTCAATATTCCTGCAGATTCCCCTGACGACATTAATGTTATAAAAATCCTCCTATTGGGGGATCGGACAATTTTGGCTGCTCAGTTATTGGATAATGCCCATCAACTCCTTCCGATTGCCTTTGGCCAAATCCACGAAAGTTCTTTGGGCTTAAATTCTTTCACAGTTGCTGAAGAATTGGAGCCAATCCAAAACACAGCGACTAAATTATATCGGACAGAGATTGCTTCTGCCCGTCGAATGTTGGCGGATCGAGCAATCTATGACTCCAACATAATCTCTGAAAAAGATATCAATGACCCCAGCCCGACGGCAAAGATTAAAATGCGTCGGTCGATGTCTCAGGCTGTCCCAATCACGTCTGCATACTATTCGATCCCTTATGAAGATCGAGCAATGGGTGTCCGGATTTCACAAGCAAATGCTTTATTGGGTTTTGCTTCCCCGATCTCAGGAACGAATCAGGCCATGGAGGGCCAATTCATTCGAGGAAATAAATCTGCCCAAGAATTTAATTCGATCATGGCATCTGCGGGCGATCGGATTCTTCAATCAGCAGTGTTCTTTGATGACCAATTTATGTCCCCTTTGAGGACAATCCTCCTATCAGACACCCTGCAATATCAAAATGATATAAAACTCTTTGACAAGGATTCTGGCCAATTTGTCGAAGTTAAAATGGATCAATTGCGAGAGCAGCCACTGGACTTTGAAATCGCTGCTGGTTTATTGCCGGCCAGCGAAATGGCCTCATTGGATTTCTTGCAAGTTCTTCTCCAGACATTTATGTCTCGGCCTGATTTGGATCAGAGATTCAAATCAATTGATGCTTTATGCTATATCGCAGAAACTCGTGGAGTCAAGTATTTAACGAGATTCTTGCGTTCAGAAGCTGAAATTCAACAAATGCAGCAGCAAGCTCTTGCAATGCAACAACAACAATTGGAGCAAAAGGCTGGAGTTGAGACTGGACAAAGAGCTGCTGAGGCAGAAATTGAAGCTAGATTAGCTGCCCGGCAAAATCAACAAGTTTCTCAAGGCCAATAAATAAAATGAATCCTAAATTTTCAATCACATTAAATGCAGATGTCAATTTCCCAAACAAAGATGGGGAGCCCCTACCCATTTATGCTCACAATATAATTACCCAATTATTGGCTCAATCGGTAGAGCGACAAATTGCTTTGCCTTTTATAGAAAAGAACCAGCAAGCAATTGCTGAAGAAATTGGATACAGGAAAGCATTAATGGAATTTGCTTCCTTCTTTCAGGAGAGTATTTAAATGAATTGGTTTGCTAATCTATCTTCGGCACTAGGTGGCCAAAAAAGTCAACCATCGTCTGGGACTCAGAATCAAAGTCAGACCCAAAACCAAAATTCAAATCAATCCCAAGGCACATCTGTCACCTATGACAATCAAGGTAACCCCGTAAACCAAAATCAAAGCCAAAACCAAGACCAAAGCCAGAACCAGAACCAAAGCCAAAATAATCAAAATCAGGCCCCCGATATCGAGGCTCTGCTATTCTCTGACCAGCCCACGAATCAAAATCAAAACAATCAAAACCAGAATCAAAATCAAAATCAAAATCAGAGCCAAAACAACCAATCTTCCGAGCCTGAAATTGCCCCTGGACTCACATCCAAGCAACTAATTTCTAACCTCCAAGCGATCAATTTCGGTCAAGTTATTCCCCAGGAATCAATCCAAGCTGCTTTGAGCGGGGATGCTCAGGCTTTCTCTGGGATTTTAAATCAAGTTGCTCAACTGTCCGCAGCGATTGCAATCCAACAGAGTTCCCAAATCTCCAATCGCTTGCTCGAAAAGCAAAAAGGTGAATGGGATCAGCAATTCAATTCAAAATTTACGGACGGGCAATTCTCGCAGATTCTGGCTGATCCGAAATATGCGAATCCTTTCGTCCAGCCGATGGTCAAAAACATTGTGGATCAAATGCGAAAGCGTGATCCCAATATCACTGCGGAACAGGTGAAAACAACTTTGCCTAAGTTGCTAGAGCACGCCATTAAATCCATTGGGGGCCAAGGAAATCAAATGAATTCTATGACTGGTGAAATGTTCAACGACTCCAATTTCCAACAACCTCAAAACGTAAGACAGCAGCAAAATAAATCAGTCAATTACGATGATATTTTTGGTTGATTGATTTCCTTTATGGGGATTAAATTAGTCCCCATAGCGGAAAGGAATCCTCTTTTCCATTTTCTTTTTTAACTTACTTAGGGGAACCTAAATGTCCACTGTTGGTATTTTTAACACTTCGAATTATGCCCGTCACGAGCTGCCCGAATCGCTTTTATCGACTATCCATCGAAAAGCGCCTCGCGGCTTGGCTCCGTTTTCTGGCATGCTGGCCCGAGTTCCGTCGAAAACTATTACTTCGACTGCTGTTCGTTGGTTTGGTTCTCGTTGGAGTCTGCCGTCTCTGCGATTCACTTCTCCCCTGACCGCCGCATTACGCGGTCGTGTCGATCAAGTCCAAGTCGAAAATGCTGATTTTCTCATCGAAAAACAAGTTTATCAAATCATTTCCACGCAGGAACAAGTGCTTGTTCTTTCTGTCGTTGGTAATGTTGTTGCTATTCGTCGAGGCGTTGGTGATATTCCTGGCGTTGCTGTAGCTGCTGGTGCAGAAGCTATGCAAGTTGGTACGGCATTCGAAGAATCTTCGATTTGCCCGATGCCTCGCCATACTACCACGGAATCTGCAATGAATATCACGCAGATTTTCCGCAATTCGTGGGGCGTTTCTGGCACTGTTGACGCTATTACTCCGGCTGTCGGTGAAAAGCGCGGATCGGCAAACAAAAAAGAAATGCTGATGGATCATGCGATCGAAATGGAACAAGCTTTCCTGTTCGGTCAAATGTTCGAAACTGTCCAGAATGGTCAGCCTCTCCGTAAGATGGATGGCATTCTGGCCATGATTCGCAAGTATGCTCCGCAAAACATTAAAGTTGCGGGTCAGACTACGACTTGGGATCAGTTAGAGGCAATGACTGATAGCTGGTTCGATGTCGTTACGGATCAATCCAGCGATAACGATCGCGTGTTATTCGTTGATAAGATTGCTCGCAAAGTCATCAATGACATTGGGCGCAATTATTACAATGTTACTGCGCAGCCTTCGCAGACTTCGTTCGGTATGGAATTTACGACTTTCCGCACAAGTCGTGGCACTTTCCAGATCGTTGAGCATCCGTTATTTAATCTGATGCACTTAAACGGTTTTGCCGTTGCAATCGACTTATCGCCGATCACCCGTCACTATCTGCCTGGCCGTAATGGTGCAGTTACTGACACGATGAGCGATAATTGCATTGATGCTGTCGGTGGAACTGTCCTGACTGAGATGACTTTATCGAATGAAGCCATCGAATCGAGCGGTTTTATTACTGGTCTGTGTCAAGCTGCGGTTGCTCCTGTGCAAACTCCTGTGACTGTTAATATGGCTTGCCTGACTATCGATCATCCGTGCGTTGCTGGCAAATTGGAAGTTGGTTCTGCGGTGATTTTAACGATTACCAAAGCTGCCCCTTCGACCAATTACGTTATTTCTGGCCCTGCTGGCGATATCAATGTGACCACTAACGCTCAAGGAACTGTCTCCACTTCGGCGATTGTTCTTTCTGAGGCTGGCACGCAATACACTTGGAGCATTAAGGATTCCGACGCTGAAACTCTGTGGATTTCTTCGGTTGTCCAAGCCTGCACCAAGTCTCCGTGCGAAGATAGTTCTGTCGGCATCAATGATTCTCAAGCTGTTGATAATCCGTTAGCTGCTTCTGGCGCTGCCGGCTCCAACACCACTGCTTGGGATGGTGTGACTCAGCCGGGAGTTCCGCAGACTAATCCTGATAACACCTAATTTATAGGAGATAGAATGTCCGACTTCGTTTTTCGTCTATCAGATGAAGATGCCCGCAAAGTAGCCACTGGTGAAATGTTGGCCCAATTGGAAAACGGTAAGATTTTAGAACATCCTCAACTGTGGGATGATAAAGATCGCACCGGAAAGCCAGTTAAATCTTTATTTGGTCGCGTGAACGGAGTCGGATATTCTTGGCCTGCATGTGGGTGTGGTGTCAAAGTCCGCCTGAGGGCAATTCAGAAAGGATATTAAATGGCCACTGCTGCCGAAATTCGAAAGGCCCTTCGTGCCAAGAATCCAACTTTAGAGCCAACTCCGCAAGAAAAGACTCAAGCAATTGATGAGGTTTTTTCAAAAATCACTCCCCCGGAAATCAAGCCTTTATTAGTTAAAGCACAAAAAGAATTCCCAAAGCCTCAGAGCGCGGGGATAGGAGAATTGTACTCTGTCTTTGGGGCAGGATCAATTCTCATTGATCTAAAAAATGTCCAACTGCCCTATACCGTTAAAGATAATATCGAACTTAATAAACTGAAATCCGAATACTCCATTGATGCTCCTTTGTCTCCCTTGCGTTTTCGGAAATTCTGATGAATGCTCTTTTCAAATCCTTGGTCGATACCGTTGTCATAAACACCAATCGGCCCAATCTGATTTCTGAGATTTCTTCTGCAATCCAGCAAGAGACCTTGGCCTTCCACAATCGTGGCCAATTTAAGTTAGATGTTAAGGAATCAATCTTAACATCTACCAATGGGGGACAAGCTGAATATAGATTTTCAATCCCCCAAAATAAGAGGGTTCGAAAACTTTTATCTGTCCGTCCACTAGATCCTCATGGCCGGTATGGTAAGGCGCTGAAACAAGTTGATCCCTTTGATGGTTTCTGCGATCGCAATTATGGATTCTCTTGGTTCAACAATGTTTTAAACATTAAGATCCCTTACCCTGCCACGACATTCGGCCTGATCTATTTGGAATTCCCCAATGTCTCGCAAGATGGATATAATTCTTGGATTGCTCAACGATACCCACATTATATCACAGATGCAGCGACGGCCCGAATTTTAATAATCCGTGAGAAGGCGCAGGCAACCTTCTATCAAAATAAAGTCGGGGATGCTAGGGTTCCAGGATCGCACATCTACGATCTGTTAAATCAAAACGAAGAGGTGTATTTCAATGAAGTTTGATCCCCTCGACATTAAATCTTGTATCCCCCAGGTGGAAAGAAATTTCTCCACTTCGGGGGATTTATTTTATGTCTCCCGATCTGTCAATGTTGTCGCCTCTTTTCCGAAGGCTGCGACAATCCGATTGGGCCTTGAGAATCTATCCGAATCCCCGACAGTTTTCAGGGGACAATCTTCTGTTACGGGGAATCAATTTCAATTGATTTTGGGCCCAAACGAGATTCGAGATTTATTCTTGCCCGGGGATCCAGAATATACCTTCTCAACAGATAATAAAGTAAAGCTCTCCTCCATTTCTTTCGTGCCGGTAATCCTCTTGGAAGAATTTGATGAGATAAAAACTCCAAACCCCTCGATCCAAGTTAAAGGTTTATCGTTAGCCGCCGACCGAAGCGGTGAATACTTGGCAACTGGATTGGCTAACATAACATTTAATCTGCATTTCGGACGAGAAGATTATCTTCTTTTCTCGTTCTCGGGGAATGACGAAGTTGTCCGATTGAATAATCTCCGTCTCCGACTGAGATCGCCGACAATCTATTTCTGTCGAGCAGAAAGAGATTTAAATGTTATTGCTTTGGGTGGCCAAAATCCATATAAATTTTCAACTTCTTTCCTCCAAAAGAAAATCATAAATCCTGCATATGTCTCTCCCGAGGCATCTTTGTGGTCATTTGAAAACGAGGCGCTCTGATGGCTCAAGCAAGATTGGCTACACAAATAGCTTATATCCCTCTCTTATCTTCCTATATCGGCGAGAATGTTTTGCAATCCACTCCAATGGATAAGCAATTCTCCGTTCGCGCGAAATTCGTTGGGGACACTCAGCAAGATAAAGACATAGGAATTCCTATGCCGATCTATGCTGAAAATGTTTTACCGACTTCCCAAGGCTGGGAATCGGTTCATTATTCGTCAAGAGCAAAATCCTTAGCTGGTGCAAAATTCGATCAGCTTCTTGTCTTGAAGAGCGGGACAGAAACAGACATTATGTATTCCCCTTCGCACGGGAAGAATTATGTCTATTATTCTCAGCTTGGGTGGGTTGCGTCTCCCGAAGCTGTCAATTATTCTGGGATGGTCACGTCGGCTTATACGAAGCTGCGGGCATTTGTATTTTATCAAAGGCAACAATTGCTTTCCTATGACTATGCCCAAAAATTATTTAAGCCCGAACTTTTAAATGGCTTAAATATCAAAAACATTGATGGGATATTGGCAGCGAATAACTATCTAATTGCATGGAATGACACGACTGTCTATTGGTCATCGACATTAGACCCGTTGGATTTTATTCCTTCCTTATCGTCTGGTGCCGGATCAATGAATCCGACTCAAGTCCGGGGGCGGATTGTTGCTTGTTTGCCTGTTGCCGATGGCTTTATAATCTACACCACGGCAAACGCAATCGCTGCACTTTGGTCTGGGAATATTCGATATCCTTGGAGTTTCCGTGAGATCCCTGGATCTTCGGGTATTCGAAAAATTGAACATGTGACATATGAATCAAATTACGACGGTCACTTTGTTTGGTCAGTGGATGGCTTGCAATCAGTCACAAAGACTGGAGCTAAATTAATATTCCCCGAGGTTACTGATTTCTTATCAGGCAAACTTGTCGAGGAATATATCGGCCCAAATCACTATCAATCCCACGTCAATAATGCAAAAAACGGATTCAATTCTGCGACGCAAGATTTTATGGCGAGAGAATTGGGGCCTAATCTCTTGCAAGAGTTCCTCCTGGAAGAAGAACCTTGGGTTAAATTATCTTTTATCGGTTCCCGATATTTGATTATTTCCTACGGTTATCGAGTCAGGGGAGAATATGATTGGGCGCTTGTGTATGATTCCATTTTGGAGCGGTGGGGCAAATTAAAGATCAATCATGTTGATTGCTTTAATTATGTCAATGAAACTTCCCTATCTTCCCCTACCAAACACTCAATTGGCTTTTTATTCCCGAATGGGGAAATTCAAATTGTCGATCCCGCCTTATACAATCAGAGCAAGGGAATTCTCTTATATGGTCGGTTAAAGGATCGTCAGGGCCAGTGGCTCGATTTGGAAGGAGTTAAATGTCAAACTCTAACACCTCTCACTCCGGCACTATATATCATCCCCTCATACACAGGAGCTGATTTATTGCCTGCAATCGTCCCATATCTAGCCACAGATACGACAAAAGTGAAGGAATGGTATTGTCGTGCCGGAGGTGAATCAATGAATTTGTTATTTTCCGGATCCTTTTCCTTATCTTCCATCGTTATTGATTTTTCTTTAGGAGGCGTTGCGTGATTCAGTTATCTCTTTTCCATACGAATCTTGTTGATCCCGTTTCGGATGACCCAGATATATTAAACATCTTTGAAGGTCTGTCGAATGTAATCAGGTACTCCCAAGATATAGCTCATGGTTATCCGATATATTCAACAAATACAACTGTCGATTCCTTATATCGTGATGTTGACCCTCAACTAATCATAGCGGAGGGGCCAATTAAATATGGGGATCTTTTGAATATCTATCACATTGATGGGCAAGTAAAGGCAAGATTGGCCACTGCGAGTGACCCAGAAAAATATGCTAATTCTGTTGCTTTATCTGCCGCTTCTCAGAATCAATTGGTCAGGTGTGCAGTCCGTTCTGCCTATGTTCAAAAAATCTTTCCCTTCAATGGCCCTGCGTTCTTGTCTATGTCTCCTGGTCTGTTATCTCCATCAATCCCCCCTGATGGAGCGATTGCACAGAAAATTGGCGATACCGATTCTGCTGGCAGGTTGTGGTTTTATTTTCATTCTCCCTTCCTCCTGGCTGAGGATCAATTGATCTAAAGGAACTTTCATGTCATCTGTTGTCACTTGGCGCCTCAATCTCCGTGAGATTGAAATAGGCAAGGAAGTTGAACTGACTGCTGAAGGACTCGCAGCACACGAAGCCTTGCCGATTCTAATTACACTGCCGGGGGGCGGGACTTTTTTATGGGGTCTCCAATCTGATGCAAATGGGCGAATCAGAGAAACAATTAAATTGGATTCTGGACTGGGACAATATATGTTTTGTCCTGTCCCTGAATGCTATTCAGTAAATCCGCAGTGTGCCTATTTAAATGTTTGCCCTTGTGCTCGATCAGCAACTGATTGCAACATTCACATCGAAGGCCCTGCCCACTTATTGAAGCAGCAGACTGCAACTTATCTGATATCCAACTTGTTGCCATCCCGGGCCGTTACCGTCCAGATTGCTGCAAACAATCAAGTAACTTCGATCCAAAATCTCGTGTCAGATATCAATGGGGAATTACGTTATGAATTCTCCTGGGCAATGTCGGGATATTACGCTTTAACGGTTTCGGATGGCCAGTGCATTTCTGCGCCAAAAATTATTGAAGTTTCCGAAAACATCAATTTCCCCTCTGTTTTAAATATCAGCGGCTATGATGATTGTCAGACTCCGATTAATATTTCGGCCGTTTTTGACAAAGCGGCATATGAGCCAAATACAACTGGCGTCTTACGAGTTTCTGTGAGAAATGGCGGTGCAATTCCTCGAAGTATTTCAATTGCAAAATCATACAATTTCGGTGATGGAAACATAACCGCAGACGCAGTTCCTAATGCTATTTATATTGGGGGCTATTCAGTATTGGAGTACATTGTGGTATTCAATACTGGTCTATCAAACAAAACATTGTCGGGGACTTTCTTCGGATCATATCCGTGCGGTGGAGAATATTTTTCTGTCAATGGGGCAGCTTTCAATGCCCAAGTTGGGGTTGGGGAAGGTGTATGTTCTGCCCTCCTTGAATACTACGGAGCAGAAACTCCCGGAGCAGAAATCCATGTGAATGATGAGGTAAACATTTCAATCGAAGTTAACAACTCGGGAAACATTCCCCTCAACGATATAAAATTAGATTCATTCCCCTTGCCCACGAATGCTGCATTTGTCTCATCATTTCCGTTGGTTTCTGGGATGTTGGCCGCAGGTGCGACTGCTTTGATTACATTAAAAGTCAAATTCACTGCCACTGGAACTTATACGATTCATTTACCTGTGGGGCCTTTGAGCTACCGCTGCTCCTCCAGCGGGGAATATAAACAGATTAGTCAGGTTGGTTATGTGACTTTTACGGTTGTTTAATCTGTTCAATGGGGGAAGGTGAGTGGGGGGCCTTCCCACTATCTCCCCCAAAAATAAACTCTTTCCTAATTAAAAACCTGGAGCCATAAATGAGCTGCGGATGTCCCCCAACAATTGCAACTTCAGATCTTTTACCTGTCATCTATGACCCGGTAACGAAACAAGTCCGTCCTCTGGCCTTTGGAGAAAAGCTACCTGACGGAATGTGTAAGAATTGCGAGCGTGCCAATGCAATGGCATTGCCTACAAAACAATTGCAAGATGCGTATTATGGCTTATATCAGCGCCTGATTAAGCTGGAAGAAAAATATTGCAATTGCATTTGTCCTCCTTCTGAGACTCCTACTCCGTGCCCAGAATGCCCTGATCCTGTTCCGTGCCCAGAACCAACTCCGTGTCCAGAATGTCCGGATTGTCCGGATTGCCCAGAGCCGGTAATAGAGTGTGTAAATTCTCTCAGGTGGACAAACATTTTAGATGAGGCAGGGATTTCTTATTTTGATCCACCTGAGGATTTTGAATATAATAATCACAATTATGGTAGACAGCTTGTCTTAAATACTCCTGCCTATGTCGATCCAGCGGCATCAAAGGTATTTCAAATCGTTGGGACTGACGGANNTTGCAAAAGCCTTACCTGCGGGGTATTCATTATCTGTCACTGAGCAAACTGGAGAATTTGTAGATTCCACAATAACCATAACTTGGGATGCAGCGTCCACGTCGTATAAAACTTATATCGGGCCGGTTGATGAATCTTTATACGCCACTGGACATGTTTTAATTACTCTTTCTCGCGAGGGTGTTGAAACCCCATGCGACACACTTGAGATAATTGTCGAAGGGTGGTAATTAAAATGGCTGCATATCCTTTATTCAATGTTGCCTGGGACGCAAATATCAATCAGCCGGTTGTAATTTGCGATGATACTTGTCTCCCTTGGATGATGTGCTCGAATGAGGAATTAGCTGCTCAGATTCCTCAAGAAGCTCTAGATTTTACTGCCTTATATTATTCGATCTGCCACAAGATTGAAAAATTAGAGATTGGCGATACAGGGTGTATTTGCAATAATTGTGTCGGATACCCAACCCAACCTTAAAGGGGAAACAAAATGGATTGTTTTGAAGCTTGTACTCCCCCTGCTACGGCATATGGGACTCTACTGCGAAATCAACAAGAATTAATTGCGCGTATTAGGCGATTGGAATCCTTGGCATCTTTGTGCGGGGCTCCTGGAACTGGCGCAGGTGCAATTCCATTATATGAATTTGGGACTGGCACCTTTT